AAGATTGAGGATTGCGTCATAGAAGATTGCCAAATCGTTTATGGTGAAGACACACTTATTATGACACTAGCAGCTCCAGATGGGAACATATTTACATTAGAGATTATAGTAGACAGCATATACCTTGAAGAAGACAATTGAACTGCCTGACGGCACACAGACCGACAATCATTCACAAGATTACCAAAGATATTGCGAAGCACTCAATCTATCCAAGAAACCGCTTATGCAAAGACGTGCATGGTTAAACAAACTAAAAGATGAACAACGTGTAGAGAAGTTAAAGTATTGGCTTACGCTAATATGGGATAATAGAAAAGGATAATTATTTTGAAGCCCAATCGTACCAAATGGTTAGCAAAGATTTTAGCTTATCTATGCCGGTTTGGTCTTCCGCTATTGTTTGTTCTGTTAGTCCATTTTTATGCACTTTATATATTTTGTCTACTCGTGCATCACCTGGCTTTGAATAGCCAATAACCAACAACACAATTGTATTAGGTAGACTAGATAGCGCCTTTAATAAATACTTTTGTCCATCTAACATATCTCTTTCATCTGGATGCTTCCATTCCACAATCAAAAAACTATCTCGTGTTCTATCCTTACTAGACCGGTGATAGCACATATCTATATTAGATGCAGACCATTTAGGGTTCTCTGGGATTAGTCCTTCAAATATACCAAAGTCAATGTGTTCTGCTTTTGGGTTCTTCATAGGCATACAATTACACCGCTTTCTGTCACCTTACATATTTGTATTGTTCCATCTGGTTCTAATATGGTGACTGTATCATTTGCATAAGCATCAGCTATCATAAAATAAATTACAGCTGATATAACTAATACCCATATGTATTCTTTACCCATCTTCGCTCTCCTTAATTATATTATCTGGATACATTTTATAAAACTTACCTTTTACATCATGTACCATCTCTAATCTTATATTTCCATCTTCGTGTTTATGTATTTGAATAGTGAACCATTCACCCTCAATCGCTATTCTTTTTGTTATCATTTAATCTCCACAAAAACATGGTATTGCTTCTTCATCTGTATCAAACATATCTTGTTGAGACAAAGCAAACTCTTTTAGTTTTTCATAACTAGGTCTATCTTTACGAAACCTAGCACCATCATTTTTCATTGTATCATTTTGTTCTGCATACTTTTCAACTTCTATCCACCAATCTGCACGACTTGGTTTTTCTTTTATTAAACTAACAATTTGATGCACAGGCTTTAAAAAACACAAATCACAATTTCCGTGCATTGTTACACCATTCATATTTGGTAGACCTAAATCAAAATCTTGTTCATTCCAAAATTTACTAACATCATGTCTAGTAACACCATCTGCAAATAATGGCACTCTTTCTATATCTACCTTAGCTGCTCGTCTAGGTTCATCTGCACGAATACCCATCCAATCCATATTTTCATTATGTTCCCATCCTAACGACTTTACATAATTGTGTATTGTTCTAATTTTAAGTTTAGCAGTGCAAGTCCTAGCTACAGGATTAGGCAAATTAGGTGAATTTTGTAATAATTCAAAAAATGGTTCACCATTACGAGATGCAGTTTTAAAATCTACAACTTTAAATCTTTGACTAGGTTCTTCATGCCATACATATTCTAGCCATATTATTGAAACATTCCATTTATCTTCACAATCTTTTACAAACTGTAGCGTAGCTTCTTCTTCTTTACCTGTATTAGCAAAACAAACAATAGCATCATCAGGCAATCCATTATTAGATTGTAAAATACGCCATAGCATATAAGCAGATGTCCGACCACCACTAAAGCTAATCACTGTGGGTTCTGTGATTTTAAATGGGTCTTGCATATTCCATGTCCTTCAAAAGTTCGACCACACCACCATTTCTTCTTGTCATATGTGTTTGCAGGCTGTTTACACTTGTGGCACACCTGCCCAAAAGTTTTAATCTTCGTCATGTAATGGGTCGTCAATCCACTCATCTGGTGTTACTGGTGATGCTTTTGCTGCCTTTTCTTCTGCTTCTTTCTGTTGAGATTGAATAAAATTAACTAACTCTTGCATATGGTCACCAGCTTTTAAAATATCTTCATCGCCATTTTTCAGACCCTCTCTAGCAAGATAAGCAATAATGACACACTTTTGATATCCACGATATTCTTCTGGCGTACACCATGCTCTCATAACTTCCCAAGGCTGAATCTCTAGCTTTAAATAGTGGTCACCGCCAACTTGTGTTGCTAATGTATCAATCATAACTGTTCCTCTATAATTAACATATTTTTATCATATTCACAGGAGAACTTTTTAATGCGTGTATAAACAGTTCCTTCACCCTCAACCTGTGCCAATAATCTACCTTTATGGCAGACTAACTTTTGTGGCTCTTGTGGTAGAGACACATAATACTGTAATACTATACCAATAATTAACAATATCATAATTACTAGCACAAAATAACTCAAGATTTTACTTACCATAAACTAATCCTACCTTGTCTGTAATACTTGTAATACAGAGTATAATTACATTAAATCTAGAAGAAAGGAGATTGGCTATGTGGACAACACCATCAGCAACAGAAATGCGCTTCGGCTTTGAAGTAACAATGTATGTATGCAATAAGTAATTCATACTAATTCATGGGGGACTTACATCCCCCTGAATAACACCTTCATTTTATTATTAGACCGCTTTACCCAATCATAATCAAATCTAACTCTAACAATACCTTTCCTTCCTCTTACTCCACCTAAAGGAACAGCATTGCTAGGCAAATACTTTAGATTTTCTTGTGGAACATATCGATAAATAAATTTACCAGGGGATGTCATCTTCACCCTCTAAAGCCGGAGCTGGTGCTTGTTTAGGAGCAGCATCACCTTGTCTAACTTTGTAAGGTATATCAATAGAACCTCCTTGATATTTAGTACCTTTCTTACTTTCATTAACCCACAGAGATACATCTAACTCTAATACATCATACTTCTTTAGGTCAGCTAATATTTCATTAGATAGCGTAATAGTGCCAGTATATTGTGGTTTGTTGTTACTAGTATCATCTTGTTTAAAGATTGCGATACTGTTTGGATATTGTGGATTTTGTGCCATATATTATTCCTTATTTAATTCTCTTAATGTTTTAACGACTTCATCTACCTCTAATAAAAAAGTAGACACTTCTTCTTCAAGCATTTCTATATACTCATTATTACGTTCTACTTCGATAAACATGAGTTGTAGTTTAGGCTCAAAGTTTGGATTGTAAGAAACGAAGTTAGCATATTCTGCGCCTGTGCAAGCAATCTGCCACTGCACCTGGCTTATATATCGACTAGGTAACTTACGTTCTAACAAATTAGTTGTATGGGTGGTTTCGATTGGACACTTAATCTCAAGCACACCATTGTCAGGCAATAATCCATCAGGACTAGCACCTGCCATTTTAATTGTAGGGTGGTCTATAAAGCCGACCTGTTCTACTTTTATATCACGAACAATCTCGTATATCTCACGAGCTGTGTCTTCTCTATCTATACCATCTTGCATAGCTTGATTGATATAGGTATCTGTTTTCTGATTAGTTAATCGTTCTGTAGCTAACTGCATCTTGTAATTTCTACGAACAGCAGCTTCCCCTGATTTTATTTTGGCAAGCACATCAGATACTTTACTTGCAGTAACCTTACCTAAACGTGCCTTAAACCATTCGTCTGTGCGTTGTTCCATTAGAATGGGTCTCCACCTTGTTGCTTAATAGCGTTGGCTACTTCTTCTACACTAGCCACTGATGTATCTATACCAATACCTAGACAACCTAATGCACGACCAATTGCTGATGTCTCACAGTTTTCTAGATAAGATGTCTTGTTAATAAATGTAGAACCTTCTTTTTCATACGCATGACCAGTTGCTACAATTTGACCATCGACTACAACAACTGCTTTAAATACGCATACACCACCTTCATTAGATAGCATATCAGTCATAATAGAGCCATTAGGATACATATCTCTAAATGCCATAATACGCTGATTAACTTCTACATACTCCTTGCCTTTGATGTTTACAGTCTTTAGTTTAGGTGTAACAGTTTTAACTTTATTTTCTTTCATCTGTTGTTCTTCCTCTTGTTGTTTGGCTAAAGCTGCGTCATTGTCTGCACGCAACTCCTCTGTCATGTCTTGAATTGTATTAATTAGATTATCCATGTGACTAATACTCCTGCAAATATAAGTAAGAAAAATATTACAGTATCTAATTTATCCTTACGTTTGTTTTCTTTGATATGTTCTGACCAGTGATTAAATTCTCTCATAGTTATACTCCTAATAAATAATCAATGTATGATTCTGCATCTTCATGTTTCTTAAATGACTCTTGATACAGATTGTTTTCAAAGACCATATAAACATCTTCATCCTGGTCATGTTCTATTTTATATTCTGCACGAGGTAATGATTCTAAATAACCATCGTAATCTGTCAACCAACTATCGTAACTTCTAAACATACTTCTCTCCTTAAATATTATTTACTCTATCATATGTATCAGACCAGAATTTTTCTAATTCTTCTGGTGTAGTAACACCAACTCTAGTCCAATATTGTATATCCTCATTTGCTTGATTTGCAAAAGACACTTTTTTATTAGTTCTTTTAATATAAGCTAAAAGTTCTTTTTGTTTCTGTGTTAATGTTGCCATACTTCTCTCCTTAATTAATTACTACAATATCCATTCTATACATAAAAAAATATAAGTCAAGCATATTGACATAAATATTTTAATAAATTATAGTGTTGCATAAGGAGGTCAATTATGACATTTAATGAAGCAATAAAATTATTTAAGAATAGACGTGAAATGGCTGAAGCATTGGGCGTTACACGACAAGCTATTAGTTTATATAGTAAGAAACCAGAGAAAGATTTACCTAACTATAGAGTATTACAAATTGAACACTACATTAGCAATAAACAGATTTAGTCACATCGTGATTGATAAAGAGGGATTTTCATTGCGTAAGTTTTGTAGTTATCAAGATGCAAAATGGTTTGTAAAAGACAAGCCTGAATATATGGTAAAGAAAATTAAGATTAACTTAGATGATTTTGAGGAGTGTAAATTTTGAGAATCAGAAATTGGAGTAAATTTCAACCGCCTATGAAAGATAGAAATGTTATATGGATAAAAATATATAGACAGATACTAGAAGATTATGAGTGGCATAATTTGTCTTCAGACAGTAAAGCAACATTATTAGAGCTGCTATTATTAGCATCTGAAAACAATGGGCAACTACCTGAAGTCCATAAGATAGCCTTTAGATTAAGGAAGACAGAGGATTTTATTAACAAACAAATCAGTCTGTTATCACATTGGTTACAAGATGATAACAACTTGATAACAACTTGTGAACAAGATGTTTCCTTAGAGAAGAGTAGAGAAAGAGAAGAGAAGACATATGTTCGTTTTGATGAGTTTTGGAATTCATTATTACCTAAACGTAGAGTCAATAGAAAAGGTTGTATAGAGAAATGGAAAAATCATAACCTAGATACTGAAGCTGATAATATACTGTCATGGTTAAAACAAATGAATATGACTAAGGAATGGAAAGAAGGATTTAATCCATCGCCTGAAGTCATCATTAATCAACGTAGGTGGGAAGATGGTGTTACTAAACCTACAACAAGAGGGAGAGTATTATGAGTGAGATGACAGCAGGTGAAGTATTAGAGCAGTTGATTGTCACTAAAGAACAAGTCGATGAGGCAACAGGTAAGATTATTCCTCAAGACTTTAAGATTAAATCAGCACAAGGTTATTACGACCAATTACAAAAGTATTACGCATCAGAAAAAGGCGCAGGCTATAGTTTACCCTGGGCAAAGACTGATGGACATTTTGCAGTCAGGCTAGGTGAGCTAACTATATTGCAAGGTGTATCTGGTCATGGTAAGTCAATGATGTTATCTCAAGTCTTTCTTTACTTGATGCACTACACTAAAGTCTTGATAGCATCTATGGAAATGAAGCCGGTATTAACACTCGATAGAATGATTACCCAAAAGCTAGGTAGCAATCAACCTACACAAAACTACATCAGACAATTCTGTAAAGACTATAACGACAAACTATTTATCTACGACCAACAAGGTGTCACAACTGAAGATGAT